TAAAGGAGAGAGCAGAGACAGGTCGTCTATACATTATGAACATTGACCACTGTAATAGTCATAGTTCATTTAAAGATCAAGTACATATGAGTAACCTCTGTCAAGAGATCACTCTACCAACAGATCCCATTCAACACATTGATGATGATGGTGGTGAGATTGCTTTGTGCATTCTATCTGCTATCAACGTAGGTAAACTACGTAATCTCGGTGAGATGGAAGAACTCTGTGACCTTGCTGTACGTGGACTAGAAGAACTGATTGATTACCAAGACTATCCTGTTGCTGCTGCTAAACGTAGTACGATGGCACGTAGGTCATTGGGTATTGGATTCATTGGACTAGCACATTACCTTGCTAAGAATGGTTATAGTTATTCTGATCAAGAAGCACACGATCTCATTCACACACTTACAGAATCTTTCCAGTATAATTTGTTAAAGTCGTCGAATCAAATAGCACAAGAGAAAGGATCTTGTGATGCGTTTTCCCATACTAAATACTACGATGGGATACTTCCAATTGATACCTACAAGAAAGAAGTAGACGAGATTACAACAAAGGAGTATAATTGTGATTGGGATTCTTTACGGAATGACATCAAGACCCACGGTCTCAGGCACTCAACACTGTCCGCACAGATGCCTTCGGAGAGCAGTTCCATTGTGTCAAATGCCACAAACGGAATTGAACCTCCTAGAGACTACTTGTCCGTTAAAAAATCAAAGAAGGGACCTCTTAAGCAGATTGTTCCAGGATTTCCCCACCTAAGATCTAAGTACACATTGTTATGGGATATGCCTAGCAATGAAGGGTACATCAAAGTAGTTGCTGTAATGCAAAAGTTCTTTGACCAAGCGATCAGTGGTAACTGGAGTTACAATCCATTGAATTATCCAGACAATGAAGTGCCAGTATCTGTGATGGCAAACGACTTACTAACCACATATAAGTATGGTTGGAAGACTTCTTATTATCAAAATACATATGATGCTAAAAAGGATTTGGATGAACCAGAGAACATCGAAAACTTAATTGAAGAACTAGCAAACACTACGGAGGACGACTGTGACAGTTGCAAAATCTAAAGTGGTTGAAGGAATTACTGTCTTCAATCGAGAGCAACACGACCATAAAAAGCAACCAATGTTCTTTGGGAAACCTTTAGGTGTCCAAAGATACGATGGATATAGGTATCCTGTATTTGAAAAACTAACAAATCAAATGCTAGGTTACTTCTGGAGACCAGAAGAAGTATCTCTACAAAAAGATCGAGGTGACTATCAACAGTTAACTTCAGCACAAAAACATATCTTCACATCAAATTTAAAGTATCAGATCCTTCTTGACTCTGTTCAAGGTAGAGGACCTAGTATGGCATTCGCACCTTACTGTTCACTTCCTGAGTTGGAAGGAGCAATGAAGGTATGGGAATTTATGGAGATGATTCATAGTAGATCATACACATATATTATTAAGAATGTGTACGCAAACCCTACTGATGTCTTCGATACTATTCTAGATGATGAAAAGATCATCCAACGTGCTGAGTCTGTTACAGCAGCATATGATACGTTTGTGAACCAAGCACATCAATGGGATACAAGTTGTATGTGGAAGGAAGACTCTCGTGGTTCATCATCACAGATATGGCAAGAGAAAGAATTGAAACGTGATTTGTATAAGGCAGTAGTGAATGTGAATATCTTGGAAGGTATCAGGTTCTATGTTTCCTTTGCTTGTTCATTTGGTTTTGGTGAACTAAAATGTATGGAAGGTAGTGCAAAGATCATTTCTCTTATTGCTAGAGACGAAGCACAACATCTAGTCCTTACACAAAACATTATTAAGAACTGGCAGAACGGTGACGATCCTGTAATGCAAGAGATTGCTAAGGAAGAAGAGGGTAATGTCATTGAAATGTTTATAAATGCTGTCAATGAAGAGAAGGATTGGGCACAGTATTTGTTTAGGGATGGTAGTATGATAGGGTTAAATGATAAATTGCTTGGTAATTATGTTGAATGGGTTGCAAATCGTAGGATGAAAGCAATAGGTTTAAAACCTGTCTACGATGTTCCTCTAAGAAACAACCCACTACCTTGGACTGAACACTGGTTGAACTCTAAGGGTCAGCAGAATGCACCACAGGAAACAGAGATCGAATCTTATGTTGTCGGTGGTATCAAACAAGACGTTAAGAAAAACACTTTCGCTGGTTTTAAACTATGATTTTCTGGATTGGATTCTTCGTTATGTTTTTTAACGAAGGTTTTGTTATGATGAGACACGTGTCACCGTGGTTTGGCAAGCAAAGAGATAATATTATTAATAAATATGGAGCAAATGTATGGTATAGGTTCCACGGTACGCTAGACTATACGTGGATGGGACTTGTAACTATCGGTTTGATAGTTAATCCTAATAGGTTAGTGCACTTATCAGCACTAGCAATTTTTTGGATTGGTTCTTTCGTAGTATTTTATTTACCAAGGTGGAAGAATAGATGATCATAGGACAGGTTCCTACAGACATATCAGAGTCAACTAAGGCAAGGATATTTTCTCCTTACTGGCCGTGGTTTATGTGCTCACATACAACTGAATATAATCCAGAGTATAATGATAGTATTAGAGATGAACTGAGTGGTGAAGATCCCCAGTTTATGCATACTGTTATGGATAATCAAGGTGAGATGAGATCTGAGAATGCTTATGAACAGGGATGTCAACAGGTATGGGAGTGGATACTTAATGACTCAGAAATATTTGAAGAGTTTAGTGATGCAGAATTTAATAAGTTAAGACGTATCAAAATGAATCTCTTAACTAGAAAGGAAACAAAGCATCTATATCACACACCACACGTTGACTTTGATCGTCCACACTGGACTCTTATCTATTATGTGAATGACTCTGATGGTGGTACTTATTTCTTCAAACAAAAATATAATGGAACTAGACAGAAATTGGAGATAGATAAGGTAGTTGAACCTAGACAAGGACGTTTTGTATTGTTTGATGGTCTAACCTATCACACTAGCAGCAACCCACAGTATCACGACACTCGTTGTGTAATTAATTTCAACTTCGTTTAGTTCACGGTGATACAAAAGTAACGGTTGCTACAAAATGTTGCTAAATAGATCTAGGTATGCTAACATACCATTACGTTCGACCCTTTGGGTTGCAAGTAAGTCGCGGAACGGAGCGTTCATCCTATGTACCACATTCTGCTCAGTCTAATAGCCATCGGTGCACCACTTGATTGTGATCACGCTGCTGAACTATTAGAATCTGTAACTAATAATCCTAATAGGTCTGAGAGATTAGAACTAACAAGGGTTATCGTTGCACACACTGATCCAGTATGTTTTCCATCGGACGCAAACGACTGAAGGAACGGTCTTAAAAAACCCTACTACTTCAGGAGTAAACAAATGACTAAAGTTACTTATCGCGGTGTCGTATATGACGCTGAGGAATACAACGCAAAGGTGCTTGATGAAGCATCTAAGCGTCAGAGACACGATCTAATGTATCGTGGAATCAAAGTCAACAGTGCAGCAGCACCTTGCAGCTAACCACAAAGTGTGTTAGTATTAAGAGATCCTATTATTAGGGTCTCTTTTTTTATTCTAAATACAACAACTCAGGAAATCCTATGAAGATCTTTCTCGATTGTTCAGATCCAGATTTGATTGCTCACGCATTTGAGACTGGTCTTGTCGATGGTATTACTACTAATCCTACTCTGATGAAGAAGACAGGTCAGGATCCAGTAGAAGTTATTAAACGTATCGCAGAGATGTTTCCTTGGGATGCATCTATATCTGCTGAAGTTGTAGGTTCAACTGCTGAAGAGATGCTTGAGATGGCATCTGAGTACGTTAGAATCGCACCTAACATTACAGTTAAACTACCTTGCACACGTGAAGGACTGATTGCCTGTGGTGATTTGAATGGTGATGACATTTCAACTAACGTGACTCTAGTATTCTCTGCTGCACAGGCAGTTCTTGCTGCTAAAGCAGGTGCTAGTTACATATCACCATTCATAGGTAGAGTCGCTGATCAATATTGGGATGGGTTAGATCTTATTAAACAAATTAGGAACATCTATGACCGCAATGAAGTTGAGACTAAAATACTCGCTGCAAGTATTAGGAACCCCATTGATGTACCCAATGCCTTTGGAGTGGGTGCTGACGTTTGCACTTTACCGTACGACATATTCAACAAACTTTTTAACCACGTCTTAACAGATATGGGTTTGGATGCTTTCAACAAGGATTGGGAATCATTACAAGAGATGCTAATTGACGATGAATAAAAAATATAAAGTAAAGTTCTTGTGGAATGAAAATGAATATGATATGATGGTAGAAGCACGCTATGCTTCTGACGCTAACAATATCTGTAAACAAATGGTTAAAGATATAGATGGCATTGACGTACAACCTATAGGAACTCCTACATTATGGACAGACGAAGACTCAAATCCTTAGTTAAACAACTTAAAGATATTACATTTGAGTTAGAATGCGAATTGTATTCTGACCCTAATGCTTATCATATAAGTAGTAGTAGTGAGACTACTACATCATACAGTGAAACAACAGACGACGAAGGATTGTGCGATTGACTACGAAAACCCCTGGCTATGTCAAGGTACAACTTTCACTACTAACGATATTGGCGATCAGTTCGGTTTCGTCTACAGGATTACTAATCTACAGTCGGGTAAACAATACATCGGAAGAAAATATTTCTACCAAAAGCGAAAGCCTCGTGGTGGAGGTAGGAGGGTTACGTCTGAAAGTAACTGGAAAAAATACTATGGATCGTGTCCTGAACTTACTGCCGATATCAAATCTATAGGTAAGGAAGCATTTAAAAGAGAGTTGTTATCCGTACACGCTACAGTAGGGAAAACCAACTATGAAGAGACAAGACAGTTGTTCATAAACAATGTACTGACAGAGAAACTAAGCGATGGTACACCAGCGTATTACAACAGCAATATCCTAGGCAGGTACTATCGTAAAGATTATTTCGCATATGATACAGAAGTGTAACAGATTTGTAATATTAGTCACGTTTTTTAGGTAAATATACTCAACTTTTAACCGAAGTACGGTCGAGGGCTTTACAAAATTTTATATTTGCTATATAGTATTGTTACATAACTTTACAAAGGTTTTATGACTACAACAACTGAATCAGGTGGCAGACAGAATATGTTTCCATCAGAAACACGTCCTTACATTGACGAGAGTGCTTCTTACGAAGGATACCCTCAGAATGCAGAAAAAGTAAACGGACGTTGGGCAATGATCGGATTCGTAGCACTACTCGGTGCTTACATTACAACTGGACAGATCATTCCAGGCATCTTTTAAGGACACAGGTCTTTACACCACTCGCAATAGCGAGTCACTTTTACCCCTAACAATCAAAAAAGGAGAACAACAATGACTAACGAAGCAGAAAGATTTAATGGTTGGTGTGCAATGCTAGGTTTCGTAGCAGCAGTCGGTGCATATGCAACAACAGGACAAATTATTCCAGGTATATTCTAATGACAAACAAAACAAAGACAGTCGAAAAGGAAAAGCAGATCGCAGAAACTATCAATGGTAGATTCGCAATGATCGGTTTGATAGCAGGATTAGGTGCTTACCTAACAACAGGTCAAATCATTCCAGGTTTCGTATAATGAAAATCTTTATTCAAACCTTGTTGCTTGGATTCGTTTCAGCAGCAGTCGTATCTGCTCCAACAGTGGCATACGTATAATGGAAAACAACTATTGGAAGACAGCAGAACAAATGAACGGTCGTCTAGCGATGATCGGTTTGTTCGCAGCAGTAGTGAACTACGGTTTCACTGGATGGATTATACCAGGTATCGTATGACTGACTTACTAGCAGACCCAAGTAACATATCCCCATTCAAAGCAATTCTATGGTGTTTTTATCCTGTAGTTGCTTTGGTTGGTCTTGAGTTACTCTTAAGGGCAGTTAGTGATGACTCAGATGACGATGGATCTGATGGCGGTATGATGATACCTGCAATGGCACAACCTACTTAATACAAATCGATGCAACATTTAATTTTTACATCTCTTATTTGTCTCTATACATTATCAAATGTCGGTTCATTAGCATTTGCATAGAGAGATGATAAACCCATTACAAAGTCCCTACAGGGAACTGTATGAGTTTGCTTTCGCAATTGCTATAGGCATTTCATTTAGTTCACTAGGACTCATATAACACACGAAAATGTTCAGTTCAATACAAACTGGACATTTTTTTATGGTTGAGATAAGATAAATAGATCACTAACAAACGATCTATGGCAACCGTTACTTTTAAAAGCACAGATGGTGACACTGAAACATTTGAGTGTGCATCTGATTCTTATATCCTTGACGCTGCTGAGGAAGCAGGTATAGACCATCCATATTCCTGTAGAGCAGGTGCTTGTAGCACGTGTGCAGGTAAAGTATTAGAAGGTGAAGTCAATAACGAAGATCAATCTTATCTTGACGAAGAACAAATGAAAGAAGGTTTTGTACTTACTTGTGTAGCATACCCAGTAGGTGACGTAACTATCCTTACAGAACAAGAGGAGCATTTATTCTAATGGCTAACGATTTGTATGAAGATATGAGAGTCCTTAACGCTCTCTATGAAGAACTTTGTTGGGACTGGGAAGATGACATCCAGTTCAGTATCGAAGGTAATAGAATTGTAATCAGCAACAAGAGTTTACAGACAGACAAGCTTGCTAAATAGTACTACTATGAGAACCTACAGTCTCCAGATAGAACAGGAACCTGATAAGTGGATTACATTAAAAAAGTATATGCATTTGTCTGCCTTGAAAGCTAACTATTATATCAACCTTTGCAATTTTGGTAAAAATTATGTACCATATTATAAGAACGTGAGGATTGTTAATGACTGAAGATTCAATTTTTGAATTAAGGAAGAAGTTTTTGCTTGGTCTTGTAAAAGAAGAAGGAGAACTTCTAAACAAGCACTATGACTTTTGTGATTGGTGTTTTAATTCTGGTTCTTTTAGTGAAGTTAGAGAAGATCCTATTGTATTTCGCAGTGATCTGTCTAACTTGTACATCAAGTGGTACTATCAGATAAAAAATGGATTCAAACAGGAAAACCGCAAAGAGATTAATAAAGATCGCTAAGAAAAATCCTAAGTTATATACTAAGGAAGATGTTCTGTATGCTAAAATGTACAGACGCAAAGTAAAAAAAACAAATGACAATAATTAGTTTCTTATTTTTAATTTCTTTTATGTACCTTACAGTCTCGACTGTAAGGTATTTTATTATGCTTGCTAAGTGGGAGGGAGGTGACACAGGTAACCCTTTTGACCTAGGTCAACCATTAAAAGCACCAGAAGTAGGAAAGAAAACAATAACAAGAGCACCTCATCCAGAGTTAGTAGACGTTAAACCTGGTGATGAGTTGTTAGTTGTAAAGTTTAGTGATGAATGGAAAGAACCAGAACCATCTGATCCTTTATTGGAATCCTTGAGAGATAGAATGGAAGAATTATATGAAGATGATGATGAGGATGATGGAGACGGTGATGTACCTGCAAAGTTACTACCTAGAAATTAGATAAATATAACAACTACTAATTTACAATGACTGATTCTTCATCAGGTGGACAGAGAGTTCCTAGTAATGGAACAACACCACCACCAGTAACAACACCTGTACCAGAGAGTGTACTTCCTGGCACTGAAGTAACTACATCACCAGGTTTATTTCCAGAACCTGACACATTCACAGTAGATACATCAGACCTAAACCTAGATATTAATATTGATCCATCTTTCATCAATGATCCTTTAGCATACGTTCCACCTGTTGATACTCACGAGGAGAAACTCAATGAGATTCACGCACATCTACACGAACTGAGCAAGAAACTTGATCACCTCCTAGAGCATCATCACAAAGCAGGTCTCCCCACTTATGAGGGAACAGTGAGCGTAAAATTATATCCAACAGATACACACGTTCCGAATGACACATCCAGCACCGAAGAAACTACCGTATGATGAATGGTTTGACGACAATCCACTAGCAGATACAAAATATATCGAAGAGAAACCAAAAGTATTACCTGTTACAATCCACGAAAAGATGTATAGGTTTGCTACCTTAAGGGTGGGCGGTTCAGAAATTGTCCACTCTGTTGACAAAACTTAACAATATGCTATATAATATATACGGTGCTGATTTCAACACCACTATTTAAGACCACTGCTTTAACCGAGACCTTTAAAGGCAGTCTAATACTTCGTCTCTCATATCCTGTAGCGAAGGGTTACAGGAAATAAGTTTCGCATCAAACCTTGGATGCCCTACTTAACAAACGTCTTACTAATGACAACACTTACAAGAAAACAAGGCGGTCTTCTACAAGGCTGGCCAGAATTTTGCGAATGGGTAACATCAACTAACAACAGGTTATATGTTGGTTGGTTCGGAGTCCTAATGATTCCTTGCCTATTGGCAGCAGCAGCGTGCTTCGTTGTTGCATTCATCGCTGCTCCACCAGTGGACATCGATGGTATCAGAGAACCTGTTGCAGGTTCATTTATGTATGGTAACAACATCATCTCAGGTGCTGTAGTTCCATCATCAAACGCAATCGGACTACATTTCTACCCAATCTGGGAAGCAGCAACCGTAGATGAATGGTTGTATAATGGAGGTCCTTACCAGTTAGTTATTTTCCACTTCCTAATCGGAATCTCTGCCTATATGGGTAGACAGTGGGAACTATCATACAGACTTGGTATGCGTCCTTGGATCTGTGTAGCATATTCTGCACCAGTTTCAGCAGCATTCGCTGTATTCCTTGTATACCCTTTCGGTCAAGGATCTTTTTCTGACGGTATGCCTTTAGGTATCTCAGGAACATTCAACTTTATGTTCGTATTCCAAGCAGAGCACAACATCTTGATGCACCCATTCCATATGGCAGGTGTCGCAGGTATGTTCGGAGGATCTTTATTCTCAGCAATGCACGGTTCACTCGTTACTTCTTCTCTAATCAGAGAGACAACAGAAGTTGAGTCACAGAACTATGGTTACAAGTTCGGACAAGAAGAAGAAACATACAATATCGTGGCAGCACACGGATATTTCGGTAGATTAATCTTCCAATATGCTTCTTTCAATAACTCTAGAAGTCTTCACTTCTTCCTAGCAGTCTTCCCAGTAGTCTGTGTATGGTTAACCTCAATGGGTATCTGTACAATGGCATTCAACCTTAACGGTTTCAACTTCAACCAATCAGTTGTAGATGCAAACGGTAAAGTTGTTCCAACTTGGGGTGATGTTCTTAACAGAGCAAACCTAGGTATGGAAGTTATGCACGAAAGAAATGCACACAACTTCCCTCTTGACCTTGCAGCAGCAGAGTCAACACAAGTTGCTTTAACTGCTCCTTCCATAGGTTAATAAATACCTCTGGTTCGAGATGGATCGAGACCCCTTAACAGGGGTCTTTTTTTATGCTACAATATTACTATGGTAAACATTTCTTACTTCCAGTACCATCATCCAGACAACCCAGTGAATCTACCAGTGGTAGATATTGAACCGACTAGGGTTTACGATGACATAGATTCAAGCACTGTCACTTATGGTAAGTGTCCTGCTTGGTCTCACAAAATGCTGAGAGAGTTCACAGTATATGCACCAAAGGATTTTAATTTACAGATAGATATTAATAATCAAACATACAAATCCACACTGCCAGAGAAAGAGTTTAATTCCCTAATGACACTACCACCTAGTTGGGATGTCAGACAAACATTTCAATTACATTTTCCAGTAATGTTATGTTGGACAAAAGAAAAGAATGTTTGGATTGAACTTAAAGAAGCAGCAGAGAATGAAACCTTTAGATTCATAGGTGGATGGTGGAACTTGTCAGACTGGCCAAGACCTAACGGTATTGCTATTGAACATAGACATCACTCTAAACCTATTGTGATTAAGAGAGGTGATCCTCTATACCGTATGGCATTTTATCAAGAACATAATCTCAATGCTAAGTTCAACTTAGTTAAAGATGAACCTACTGATAAACTGTTGAAGCAAGCACAGACCAGAGTAAATATTAAACATATGTTTCCTGGTAAAACTTCGCAATGGATTCATAACACATCACCTTGTCCTTGGTATAGGTTCTGGAAATGAAACTCCCATCTTTACAACAAATAATAAGGAGATACTTTCGTCTTCCTCGTAAGAAATTATGGATTGCTGCTTTGAAACTCAATCGTGCTCCAGTTGTATGGTGGGATGAACAGGTGGAAGCAAGAAGAAAGAAGGAGGAACTTCGTAAGAAGAAAATTGATTCACTTTATCCAAAGAAGAAATGAAAAACATACATTATGATGCTATCTTCTCGGACTTTGTTACTTCAGCAGAGTTAGATGTCTCTGTGGATAAACTAGAAGAAGAAATCTACACTTTAAAAAGCGAGATTACTCACAGTTGT